TTTTTTCTAAAATCGTTCGCTGTTCCTCTCCGAGGGGGAAGGGCGTTCCGCAGCAAACGCCCTTTCCAAACCCATGCAGCGCAGAACCCCTACGGGTTTCCGCGACCTTCCCCTCAAGGTCGCTCCCGCGCTTACCGCTCTATTTGGATTACCGAGCCGAACGCAAACGCTATTCCGATGTTTGCGTCCGGCTGTTTCACCTGTGCGTGCCGGTTTCTTACCGCGGCGACCCCTACTGGATGGACGCCGCTGAAATCCCCGTGGCGCGCTGACCACAGCACGCCTTGCGACAGGGCAACACCAAACCATTTGCCCGTCTATTCGACGGTAAACAAACATATCAAAGCCTTTTCACGTCAGCCCTCCCGTAAACAAGGGCGGTCAAATCGTCTGGTTTCTCGATTTGACCAGCCCACGCAAAGCCCGAGGAAGGTCTTGGAAACCTTCGGTGTCCAAGCGGCACGGGATTGATAAGGGATTTTGCCGTGGAAATCCCTTGTCCCGCCGGAGGCAAGACAGGCGACTTGACGACACCGAGCCGCCTCTTTTCTAAAAAAAACGAATGCGAAAAGGGAAATTCGTCGAATTGTGTCGAAATGTATAACTTTACTATAGCATATCCATCCGGAAGAATACAAGTCTTATCCACAGGCGGGGGAAAAGTTGCAGTAGACAAGTGCGGAAAAGCGTGTAGTATACAAAATCGTAGGCTGTTTCCCACAACAGAGAAGGGAGGACCCCACCAATGGGACGACGAAAAAAGCCGGGAAAGACCGAAGAAGTTCGTGTCATCCTGCAGGAACATTCCCCCGAAGCGGCGCAGATCCTCTGTGAGATGCTTTCGGACGATTCCCTCAGCGGGACAACGAGGGTGAGCGTAGCGAAAGAAATTTTGGAGCGTGCTGTCGGCAAGGGACAGCTGCAGGAGCCGGAGCGGGCGAATGCGGCAAAGTTTCAGCTCGTGCTCAAGGTTGTGGAATGATGGAAGTATCCGTAACACGCAAGCAGATGGCGTTCATCCGCTCGACGGCGTTTGAAACGTTATTCGGCGGTGCTGCCGGCGGCGGAAAAAGCTATGCCCAGCTCATTGATGCGCTGGTGTTTGCGCTGACCTATCCGCGCTCGCGGCAGCTGATGCTGCGCCGCACCTTTCCGGAGCTGCGCCGCTCCTTGATTCAGGTTTCGCTGGATTTGTATCCGGCAGACTGCGGCGTTTACAAGGAAAGTGTGCACCGCTGGATTTTCGCCAACGAGTCCATTTTGGAATTCGGATTTTGTGACAGTGAAAACGATGTCACCAAATACCAATCGGCAGAATATGACGTCATACGCTTTGATGAACTGACGCATTTCACCGAATTTCAATTCACCTATCTGCTCTCCCGCATCCGCGGCGTCAACGGTTATCCCAAGCAGGTCAAGTCCTCCACCAACCCGGGCGGCATCGGTCACCAATGGGTCAAAGAGCGCTACATCGATCGGCTGGTTCCCGGAGAGGAATCCGAAGGCCGGCTGTTTCTGCCGGCGCGGGTGACGGACAATACCTTCCTGATGCAGAGCGATCCGGCGTACCTGCACCGGTTGCAGATGCTGGATGAGAAGAGCCGGCGCGCGCTGCTGAACGGAGAGTGGGATTTGTTTGAGGGACAGTACTTTCCCGAATTTTCCCGTTCGCTGCATGTGCAGGAGATTGCGGACATTCCCGTCGGCTGGAAGCGCTATCTCACGATTGACTACGGCTTGGATATGCTCGCCGCGCTCTGGATTGCGCTGGATGAAACCGGCACCGCGTGGGTATATCGCGAGGTGTACGAATCCGGTCTGGTCATCTCCGAGGCGGCGCAGCGCATTCGGGAAGCCGAAGCGTCCAATGAGGTCATTGACCAGCGATTGGCACCGCCGGATTTATTTGCACGGCGGCAGGAAACCGGACGGTCGGCGGTGGAGATTTTTGCCGAGCACGGTTTGTACTTCGACAAGGCGGCAGGCGACCGCGTACAGGGCTGGTATGCCCTCAAGGAATACCTGCATCCGGTGCGCGGCATCCAAGGGGAACAGACGGCACGGCTCAAGATCAGCCCGCGCTGCCGCAATCTGATCCGCACGCTGCCCGCGCTCCAGTACGATCCCAATCGTCCGAATGACGCGGCGGTACAGCCGCATGAGCTGACCCATGCGCCGGATGCGCTGCGGTACTTCACCGCGACGGTTCGTGCCGACGGCACAGCGGCGGAGGAGAGCATGGCGGAGCGGGAGATGGACGCCTTTTTGTCCTACGGCGTGTGAACAGCAACACGAAAGGAGTTTTGGACAGATGGAAATAATCATGTGCTGCCTCGGCTGCATCGCGTGCTTTTGGTGCGGTGTCTGGGCAGCGGGCGGTGTGCGGCTTCCCAGACGGCACAAAACGGAATGCCGCGTGACGCCGAAGACGGAAGAGGATGCGCTGAGCCGCGACATTGCGGCGATGCTGGCGTACACGATTCCGAGAAGGGAGCGAGAGGATGAAGCGAACTGAGCCGACACCGGATTCGGTCTGGAAGGAATACCGGCGCGGTGTGGATTACAACAACCGGCTCGGTCTGTACGAGCAGGTGCGGACCAATGAGAACTTTTTCCACGGAAAACAGTGGGAAGGACTGTCGGTTTCCAGCTTGGATCCGCTGATTTTCAATGTGCTGCGCCGCGTGGTCAATCTGTTCATCTCGATGATTGTATCGGATGACATTGCGGTGACGGCGGAGCCGTTTCGCGGCGACGAGAAGGAGATCAGCCAGATGGCACTCGACAAGGCGATTGCGAGTGTGATTGAGCGCACCGGCATGAAGGCGAAAAACCGTTACCTGCTGCGCAATGCGTGTGTGGACGGCGACAGCTGCTTTTACCTGCGCTTCGACCCCGACTGTGAGAGCGGACAGAATGTGGAGGGCGACATTTGCATCGACCTGATTGAAAACACCGATATCTTTTTCGGCAATCCGGCGGTGGACGATGTGCAGCGCCAGCCGTATCTGATTTTGTCGATGCGGCGTTCGGTCGATGCGGTGCGTCAGGAGGCGATCCGGCGCGGGATGCGCGAGAGCGAGGCGGAAACCATCGTGCCGGACAGCGGCGAGGAGCCGCGCTTTTCCGACATTCAGCCGGAAGAGGACAACATGGTGACCGTACTGCTGCGCATGGAGCGGGTCGAGGGCGGCATTGCGTTTCTCAAGACCACCCAGACGCAGGTGATCATGCCCGAAACCGTGGTGCCGTACCGGCGCTATCCGGTGTCGTATCTGAGCTGGGAGCGCGTCAAGAACTGCTGCCACGGCTCGTCACCGCTCACCGAGGCGATTCCCAACCAGATTGCCATCAACAAGCTGTACTCGATGTATGTTCAGTGCATCAAGCACATCGCGTTTCCGAAAATTATCTACGACATGACGCGGTTCCCCAACGGCTACACGGCGGATGTCGGCAAGGCAATCGGGATGCGCGGCAACCCGTCGGAGGCGATCATCACGGCGTTTCAGGCGCCGGATGTGTCCGCGCAGGTCATGGCGCTCATTCAGCAGATGATTGAGGACACGATGGAGCTGATGGGCGCTTCGGATGCGGCGCTCGGCAACGTCAAGCCGGAGAACACCTCCGCGATTGTCACGGTACAGCAGGCGACGATTGCGCCGCTGGAGCTGGTCAAGATGGAGTTTTTCCGCTTTGTCGAGGACACCGTGCGCAGCTGTGTCGATCTGATGCGCGTGCACTACGGCTCCCGCGTGGTCCGCATCACGGAGGAGGACGGCACGGAGCGCGACATTCGCTTTGATTTCCGCACGCTGGACGAACTGGCGCTCGAGCTGAATGTCGAGGTCGGTTCGGCGGCATACTGGGCGGAAACCATGCAGACGACAACCAACGACAATCTCCTGGAGCGCGGTATTATCACCGATCCGGTGCTGTACGTGGAGAACATTCCGGACAGCCAGATACGCGGAAAGGCGCGCCTGCTGCGGGCGCTGCGCCGCCAGAAGGAGATGGGAGAGCAAGCAGCCACAACCAACGAAGGAGGAAAAGGAAATGCAGAATAATCGACCAGACACCGCGCTGCCGACGGAAAACACGATGCCGGCGGACAGCGAGCAGCCGCTCTACACCGTCAATGTGGACGGACAGCCGCTGGAGCTGACCCTCGAGCAGCTGGTCGCGGCGGCGGAGCAGGGACTTTCGCGGGCGAACGAATCGGCTCTGCAGGACGGCAGAGCGGGAGGGGCGAACGGCACGCCGTACGACCGCTTTCTGCAGGCGTATCCGGAGGTGCGTCCGACCGACATTCCGGATTCGGTCTGGGAACAGGCAAACCGCACCGGTGACCTGCTGGAGGCATACCGCATCTTTGAAATTGCGCAGCTTCGTCAGGAGCTGGAGGACTGCCGCCTTAACCGGCAAAATCGTGAGCGCGATGTCGGCAGCGCGCGCTCGGACGGCGAGAGCCGCATCACCGACCCCATCATTCTCGCGTTGATGGGAAAAGGCTAAGCAAGGAGGAAAAAGAACATGGCAGTAAATTTAGCAACCAAATATTCCAGTCAGATCGCGGAGGTATTCACCGCCGGCTCGTTCGTCAAGGGCAAGACCTCCACCTCGTTTGACCTCACCGGCGTCAAGACGCTCAAGGTCTACACCCCGATTACCGTTCCCGAGGTGGATTACACCCGCGAGGGCATGGGACGCTACGGCACGGTGACCGAAATGCAGGACGTCGTGCAGGAGCTCAAGATGACGCAGGACAAAGCGTTCACTCTGACTATCATCTTTATATTACCAACAATAAAACCTTAAAATCTCCAAATGATATTCAAGCTTTTTCCGTCGATGTAAATTGTGTCGATTAAGCCCTCGATAACAGAGCGAATGGCATTAAAATCCCCGGTTTCTAAAATACTTTCAAAGGATTCAATTAATTCATAAGCAGCAGAAGAACGGGATTCCTGTTGGATGGTTCGTTGAAGTTCTGCTGACAAATGTTCTTTTCGCGTGTTTAAAGCACGCTTTTTTTGTTCCAGTTCTTCCTCTGAGAACAGACCTGTCACATATAAATTCAACAGGCGGGAAGATTGGGTATTAATGCTTTTCAATTCTTTTTGGAGCGCAGCAATGCGCCCAGTTAAGCTTTCTGTTGGATTCTCCTTTCTTTTCAGCAATCCGGAGCGCATTCGGCGAATCTCATCAAAGACCGCATCGTTAAGATCATCTTCTCTCCAGGAATCATTATCACAGTGATCGCGTGTTGCAGAACCACGTACCTGCTGGCTGCGGCTATAACAATTGAAATAAATCCGCTTGGTAACTTTTCCTTTGTATTTGCTGTCAACACGTTTCGCGCCATAGCGAGCACCACAGCGGGCACAGATAAGCAAGCCGGAGAGATAATGCGTGTAACGTCCGCGGCGGATCGGCGTGCAGCGGGAAGAATTCTGCTGCATGATTTCCTGAGCACGGCGAAAAATATCTTTCGAAACAATGGGATCATGATTGCCCGGCAGCCATTCTTTATGCCATTGAATTTCTCCAATATTTACGCGGCTCTTTAATACGCGAGATAACGTAGAAGCTGTCCAAGGACCATTGCGCTGCACATATCCTTTTTCGGCAAAGATTTTTTCAATGGTACGTAATGGTGCACCACGAAGAAGCAGGTCATAAGCTTCTTGAATTTGTTTGGCTTCCGGCAAATAGATCTGTAATTCTCCATTGATATAATCATAACCACGCGGTATTTTGGCACTGCCCATCCAAGCACCGGTTTTTGCTCGTGCATTTTTACCCAGCTGCATTCGTTCCCGGATTTGTTCGCGTTCGAACTGAGCAAACATAGATAAAATAGAAATCATCATTTTTCCGGCGGGAGTTGCAGTATCGAATGATTCGGTCATGGAGATAAATTCAACCCCATGCGGTGTGAACAGTTTGTCAATCAGATAGAGTGTATCAAACTGATTGCGTGACAAGCGATCCAGCTTATATACAGCAACTTTGTTGAGATGTCCCATCTGAATATCCTGAATCATCTCTTGCAAAGCAGGGCGCTCAGTATTGGATCCAGACCATCCGGCATCGGTATATACCTTGTAAACATGCCAATCCATAGCATCGGCATATTTTTGCAGCCGTTCGGTTTGTTCACCGACAGAAAACCCTTCTTCTGCTTGCTCCTGCGTGGAAACGCGGACATATAAACCGACATGGATGGGCTTTGACATTGTATTCACCTCCTATGTTTTAAAATTGGAAACAGAGCAAAAACTACTATGGAAAAAAGAGAATGATTGACTTACGATTGGAAAACTGGTATGATTTTACCATTGAAAAACAAAATTAGCTTTGGTTGATTGGAATAGTTGAGGAAAATGCCATGGAATATGAAGCACTCGATTTGGTACAGTCCAAAAACGGGAAAGTCATTCCCAGTGGGAAGACATCGAACAGAAGATGTTCGACCGGGCACACTGAAATCAATTAAACGAGATGCTGGGCTGGAATAAGCCCACATCTCTCACGGTTGGAAGGAGCTAATGAAATGGAAAACTATGTTTATCCAGCGATCTTTACAGAAGAGGCGGGAGGTTTCTCGATTCGCTTCCCAGACTTTGAAAGCTGCTATACGGACGCAGCCGATGAAGTAGAAGGTCTTGCAATGGCAAAAGATGTATTGTGTTTGACATTGTATGACATGGAGAAGACAGGAAAAGAAATTCCAAAACCATCTAATGTGAAAGAGGTAATTCATGAGTCCAATGAATTTGTTACACTGATTTCCTGTGATACCGAATGGTATCGCCGATACTATGACAGCAAATCGGTAAAAAAAACCTTGTCGATTCCGGCATGGCTGAACGATCTGGCAGAACAGAATGCAATTAATTTTTCTCAAGTTCTGCAGGAATCGTTAAAAGAAAAACTTCACGTTCAATGAAAAGGAAATAATTTTCTTCCCTCGTCAGTGTTCCAGCACTGGCGGGGGATATTTTCTATTTTACCGGTTTTGTGTGTATATCATTAATTTAAAACTTTGCTCGCAACTCAACGACTTTTCCGATAATTCGCACGGGTAGTTCTTGGATTTCCTGCAGGGAGTAGAACATGGGATCAAATACTGGATTCGTCGGGATCAATGTTATTCCGGCCTGTGTTACTTTTATCTGTTTCACAGTGGCATCGTCTCCGTTGACCAATACGACGGCAGTGTCGCCGTTGTCTGCCGTTTCTTGTTTCCGAACAATGATGACATCGCCATCACGCATCCTAGGTTCCATACTTGCGCCTCTGATGCGCAGTGCGAAGTGGTCGCCTGTGGCTGCCATTTCTGGCGTGATTTCCTCATAGTCCAAGATTTCCTCAACAGCTTCTACCGGAATGCCAGCCTGCACACGACCGAGCACCGGAATGCGGATGCCACGCCCCATCGTATGATTGGGGGTGCTGTATTCCTCCCAGCCCATAAGATACGCTGGGGTGGTGTGAAGAATTTTGGCTAACGGCTCAAGTGTTGATCCAGGCAATTTTTCGATGTCACCTTTTTCATACCGAAAAACAGTGGCACGGGATACTCCAAGCGCCTCTGCAATTTTGTCGGCACTAATTCCGAGTTCTTTTCTGCGAGATCTAAGCCGTTCACCTGTCGTCATTTTTATCACCTCTTATTTTATAAATAATATATCATAAGTGTGGCGTTTATGCAACAAAGATTTTTGAATACGCAAAAATTAATCGCAAAAATGAGAAAAAAGTCTTGACTATACAGAGCGCTTATGATATTATCATTACAGAAAAAATCGCAATAATGCGACAAGAATGGGGGTTGTACAGTGTGTGTAAATGTGCGTAAACTTAAGGGTAAAATTATAGAATGCGGACTTACTCAAGAGAAAGTTGCGGAGCTGATTGGTATTGATCGAAGCACATTCTATCGTAAATTGAAGAGCGAAGGTCTTGAGTTCACAGTTGGTGAGATGCATTCTATTTGCAGAATTCTCAATTTGTCTGACGCAGAATCAATCGAAATTTTTTTACCCATGTTGTCGCAATAACGCGACACAACAAAAAGAGAAACGAGGTCTGCACTAATTAAGAGGAGGAATTAGAATGAGTTGGTAGTCAAATAAGTAAAAATTGCATACGGTTAAGGGGAGGTGTATGTCATGAACCCATTGCAGAAAGCGATCAAGCTTTGTAAGGAGCGAAACCCGCAGGCGGTCAGAGTTGTGTATCGGCATACGGACGGGACACTAGTTGAGTTCCGATATTCAGACATGGCGTACTTAGGTCGGTGTCCGTATGATGATCTGGTTAACGTTCCGGATATCCCTCTGGAGCTGGCAAGTAAAGTGAAATAGGAGGCAAACAGTGAAAAAGAAAATGACAAATAAAGAGTACAGGGAATTTATGGGCAATCCGGCAAACAGCATGAACTGTTCGCAGTGTCCGGAATATGATCCGGATGCCGCTGAGCGGAACAGGAATGCGGCAGATTTCCGCCTGCCGTGTGGCCAGCAGAATTGCTGGGTCGATTGCCACTGCAGAAAAGTTTAAAGAAAGGAAGAATAAAATGGAATTTGCATTTGGATTGATTTTAGGAGTCTGGTTCGGCATTGTCGGCCGGATGCTCTGGGAAGGATTTTTACGGGATGCGCAGATTGAGCGCAGCCGGGAGATTGAAAAGAGAAGAAGGGAGCGAGAGAAACATGACGCTGACAGCAGCATGTGAGGCGGCGTTGTATGCGCTTATGCTGGGACTGGTGATTGGAGGCTTCCTTGGCATCGCCGTCAGCGCCCTGGCATCGGCACAGATTTACAGTGCCGGTTACGAGCGCGGAAAAAAGCACGCACAGGAGGCACAGAAATGAGTTCCCCGTGCACAAGCTGCCTGCGGCGGCAGAAAGACAAGCAATGTCCGGATAGAAAGTACAAGCAGTGCGAGGTCTGGCGAGCATGGTTTGCTAAGCATTGGACGAACATCCTACTCGCTAAGCCTCGCGCACAACAGATTGACAACGCGCGGGAGATCGCGCGGATGAATCGATGGAGGGAAGACAAATGACAGTTGCGCAGAAACACGAGGACAAACGGATGCAGGACTGGGGACGCAGAGCGAATATTTCGTATGCATCTCAAGATGTCAAACTGCAGGACAAGGCACGGCGCGCAAACTGGGATCGCATTTACAAAAACCTATGCAAGATTCATACAAAAAGATGCGCCCAGCAGAGCGATAACTCTGACTGAGCGCACAAGAAAAATATCTATATTTCATAATATCCGCAGGGAGGCGGAATGTCAATGAAAACAGTAAAAATAATCCGATTGGATATTGAAAATTTCAAGGGAATCCGAAAATTTACGGTGAACCTTGGAGGAAAATCCGCGTCGATCTATGGAGACAATGCAACAGGAAAGACTTCGGTTTATGATGCGTTAACGTGGCTGCTCTTTGGAAAAGACAGTCATGGGAACTCTAAATTTGATATCAAACCGTTGAACGATGCGGGAAACACGATTGTCGGAGTAATGCCGACGGTATCTGCAGAATTGGTTGTCAATGGAGTCTCCGTGGTATTGAAGAAAATTCTGCGGGAAAAGTGGGAAAAACATCGCGGAGGGGAAGAACGGTATGGCGGGAATACGGTGGATTATTATATAAATGATGTCCCAACAAAGGAACGTCAGTATAAGTTGCAGATTGAGGCGTTGGTTGCGTCTGAAGAGGTATTTCGGGTGTTGACCAATACATATCGGTTTTGCAGGGACACAAACTGGAAAGAGCGTCGCGAGGTACTGTTTGATATTGCTGGCATTGGATCGGATGCGGACATTCTTGCAGAGCCGGGATTCGATGGGCTTCGGGAAGAGCTAGACGGACGCAGTATAGATGATTTCCGTAGTATGCTGGTTGTGCAGCGCAAAGATGCCAACACAAAACTGAATCTTTTGCCAGCGCGTATCGATGAGTGTGAACGTCAGTTGAGTGGGTTGCCGGATTTCTTTGATAGCACAGAACGTGACCGGATTGTTTGCAAGATTGAAAATTTGCGAGAAAAACTTGTGGGATTAGATTCGGATGAAGGTCGCCAACGTATCAAAAACGAGATCAATGCGGTGATTCTGGATCAGACAAAGCTGGACATGGAGAATGAACAGCATCGGCGCAGTCAAAGTATTCCGGTTCAAGATGCGCGACCGATACTTTGTGAAAAAATTCAGTCGTTGAAAGACGGTATAGCCGCGTCTCAAAGAGTCATCAGTAATGCTGAAATGACCATCATGCGGTGCACTGAATCCATTGGGGAAGCCCGAAAGCAATGGAAACGGCTGAATAAACAGAAGTTTCAGCCTGGGGTGTGTCATGCCTGCGGCCAGCCGTTGCCTGCAGACCGCAATGCGGCGATGCAGAAAGCATTCGAGCAGGACATCAAGGATCGGAAGCAGGCGTTGGAGGAACAAAGCAAACGAGATAAGATAACAGTTGCGGAGACAAAAAAGGCGAAGCAAGAGGCAGAAAATAAGCTTTCGGAAGATAATGTGAAAGTAAATGCTTTGCAAGCTCAGCTGTCAGAGTATAGGGTTCCGGAGCAAGAGGCGATAGAAGATTTGCCGGAGTACAGAGAGGCACGCACAGGATTGGAAAGCAAATTGAATGAACTGCGCAGCCAGTTGATGAAACTGGATGCAGATAAGGATTCGGTGCGTCGGCAGCTCCAGGACCAGCTCCAGGACCAGATCGAGGAATTGACCCGCAAAAAGGCTGTGCAGGATCGTTTGGAAGCTCAGTTTTTTCAGCGCAGGGATCTAGAAAATCGCATTGAGGATTTAGTCGAACAGCAACGTACAAAGGCAGAGTTTATCGACCATATTGATGATTTGCTGGAGCAGTGCGAGGCGTTTGTACAGGTCAAGGTTGCGAGGGTTTCTGATGCAGTCAACGCACAATTTTCCTTGTGTACGTGGCGGTTGTTTACTGAGGCAATCAATGGGAATTTGCAGGATTGCTGTGATGCGTTAGTTGATGGTGTGCCGTATAATGCGCTGAACAGCGCAATGCAGATCAATGTGGGACTGGATGTCATTCAGACAATTTCCAACTATTATGGTTTGCGTGTACCGCTGTTTGTTGATAACGCGGAGAGTATAACAAAATTAAATCATCTGGATACACAAGTTGTGAGGTTAGTTGTATCCGAGCGAGATAAAGACATGAGGATTGAGCAATGAGCCTGAAACTTAAGAATAAAAAGGTTAC